CGTTCAGCACATCGCCGGACGTTATGAACAGCACGACGCCGACATCATCACGCTGTCGGATTTAAACCGCTCGGCCATCACTGAGCTGCAGGTCTTCACCGATCACATCGAGACCGCCGATGAGGCCGCCGCCGTGAAGCCCCTGCACGACCGCGTGCACGTCCTCGTCGTTCAACTCCGCGTCCTCCGCAATACGCTTGAGGCCATGGAGAACGCCGCCGACGCCGCGCTGGAAGATGTCCGCCGCATCTCCGCCAGCGTCGAGGAAGCCAGCCCCGAAGACGACGCCCTCTAATTTCCACCACAACCCGATAACAAAACCCACACCACAATGCGTATCCCACCCGAACCTATCGCCCATCGCGTCATCTATGACGGCATCCAGGCGCTGAATTACTCCGGCGCCAAAGAGCTGCTCAAGTCCCCGGCCCACTACCAAGCCTACCTTAACCAGGAGCGCGAGGAAACCAAGGCCCTGCGTATGGGCTCGCTCATCCACTGCGCCGTGCTCCAGCCCGAACTGCTTAACGAGAAGTTCGTCACGGCCCCCGAGTGCGACCGCCGCACTAAGGACGGCAAGGCCACCTACGAAGCCTTCCAGTCCAGCCTCAAGCCCGGTATGACGGTCGTCAGCGCCGAGGAGTCCTGCGAGTGCCACATCATCGCGTCTGCCGCCAAGCACGCCCTTGAGCGTGCAGAGGTCACCTTCGAGATGACCGAGTTCATGTTCACCACCGATCACTGCGGAGTCCAACTGAAGTGCGCCATCGACGGCGTAGGCACCGATGGCTACCTCTACGACCTCAAGACCACCGAGGACGCGTCCCCTGCTGGCATCCTGAAGTCTATCCGGGCTTACCGCTACAACCTGCAAGCCTACTTCTACCGCCTATGCTTTGAGACGGCCTTCGAGCGCCGCGTGTTGGGCTTCCGCTTCCTCTTCGTCGAGAAGGCCCCGCCCTACGCCACCGCATGGGTGGAGATCGGCCCTGAGCTGATGTCCTACGCCTGCTCCGACTTCGAGAAGGCGCTGCAATCCTACCGCGAGTGCACGACGCTCGGCGAGTGGCCAGCCTACGGTGACGAAGTCCAGGTCATCGACATCAAGGGCCCGACCACATCCACCGCTATCACCTTTGCCTAATACCAACATGACCACCGAAAACAACGACCGCCCCCCGCTCACCTCCATCTCGACTAACGGCACCTACCGCCTGAAGCTCATCAAGCCCAAGTTTGAGAAGGTCAAGGTATGGGAGGACGGCACCTGCTCCGCCCGCCTCTTTTTCGTCGACGACAAGGGCTTCTGCCTGAGCAAGAACTTCTCCAGCAAGTACGGCAAGGCGCTCGCCATGCTCGTCGGAAAGTACTCCGGCAAGTTCACCGAAGAGATCCGCTTGGACGCCACTCCTGCCGAGTATATGCAGTACCTTGAACCCGCCTGCGGCCAGACCATCCTCGTCGGCGTGGAGGTCGAGGCTAATGGCGAGTACAACGGCCGCCCGCAGTACAAGTACAAGATGACCTACCCCAAGGGCTCCCAGAAGCCGACCGTACCTGACGCCCTCCCTCCCGAAGGCGTTAACTTCTAAAGCCGTGACCGAAGCACCCACGCCGATGGCCGCCCCCACTCTCGTCCTGATCAGTGGGTTCGCCCGGGCAGGGAAGGACACGCTGGCCTCGGGCCTGCTTGAATGGTCGACCCGCCCTGCCGAGCACATCAACTTTGCCGACGCGCTGAAGGAGGCAGGCAATCACTTCATGGATTACCTCGGGCTCGACGGCAACTTCATGGCCGAGGACTTCAAATGCGAAAACCGCGACGCGTTGGTCGCCATGGGCCGCTTCGCACGGCGCCTAGACAAGGACGTCTTCGCCCGACACTTCGCCAACTGGGTGCCGGTGATGAAGCACCACGACAGCGTCAGCCCTGAGACGGTGGTCTGCTCCGACTGGCGCTACATCAACGAGCTGCGCGTCTGTCAGGACATCCTCTGGGAAAAGGGCTGGAAGGTCCGCACGGTCTACGTCTCCACCGCCGGAGTCGGCCCCGCCAACGACGAGGAGCTAGACAGCATCGCCGAGATACGCGCCTCGCACAGTTTCGACCAGGAGTACATCTTCAAGCCAAACGCCCGTCAGCAGATCATGTCCGAAGGACGCATCCTCGCAAAGTCATGGAGACTCTGACCCCCGAGACGGTGGCATGGGCCCGCAAGGTCGGCCTGTCCCCTGATCGCGTCGCCTTCCTGCTGGCCTGCCCCAAGTACACGGTCAGCAAAGGCCACCGCAAGTCCGATAAGGTCATCACCGACAACCCGAACCACCACCTGCAACGCCTGGGCGACTGCTACTGGTTCCGCCTCCGTCGCCGCGGAACAGACATCGTCGAGAACATCGGCCACGACCTGCTGACCGCCCGCCAGCGCCGTGACGAGATGCTCGCGGCCTTCGACTCCGGCCAGCCCATCCCTCACCTAAACCGCAAATGAGCACCACTCGAGCACCCAAAGGTAAGGTCGTCAAAGTTGCCAAGATACTAGCCAAGGTATCAGCAAGCCCCGCACAGGTCGCAGAGTTTTATGATACGAATGTCGGTAGCCTACGTTGCGCCGCTCGCCGTCTTGGCATCAAGTTGCGAGAAAGGAATGAGGACCGTAATATCTACCATTTGAGAAAGTCCTTCTTCTTCCGCGTACGCACAAAGGAACTAAACGCTTTCTGGCACCTTGGTCGCGATATTGAGAAAGCCCGAACCATGCGCGATCGCCTCGAAAAGTTTTTTGATACCCTATGAGCACCCCGACCCGCTTCGTCGCCTTCGGTGACAACCACGGCGACATGGCTGATGAGAACGCCGTCGAGGCCCTCTGCGAGTTCATCAAGGACTACAAGCCGACCGTCCGCGTCCACCTCGGCGACTGCTTCGACTTCCGATCCCTACGCCGTGGAGCCGGTCAGGATGCCGAAGGTGCCGAGTCCCTGCTCTCCGACATCGAGGCCGGTGAAGCCTTCCTCGCCCGCACCAAGCCCACCGTCTACCTCATGGGCAATCACGAGCACCGTGCCCAAGCCCTCCAGCATACCTCCGGGTCCGCCCTGGTACGCGACTACTGTGCCGACCTCGAGGCCCGCATCAAGACCGCCGCGAAGAGCTGCGGGGCCAAGACCATCCTGCCCTACCACGCCGAGAAAGGCGTCTACCGTCTCGGACAGGTCGCCTTCATCCACGGTTACGCCCACGGCCTTAATGCCACGGCAGAGCAGGGGAAGCATTACGCTGATAGAGGGGGCGCTCTGATCCATGGACACACGCACACCTTGAGCCAGGTCAACCTCACCAAGGCCGAGGGAGGCGCTGCGTTCTCCGCCGGGTGTCTCTGCCAGAAGGACGCAATGGCGTACGCATCACACCGTCTTGCCACCTCTCGCTGGGGCTCCGGCTTCGCAGCTGGATGGGTCGACGGTAACGACTGGAAGGTCTGGCTCGTCCACCGCGTCGGCAGCCGATGGGTCTGGACCACCGACCTCAAGGTCTTCACGCCTAAGGCCCGATGAAACGCTTCGACGCCCACGCCCTCGTCGCCGCTATGCACGGCGCCCGTGACTACTCCGTGCCGAAAGGCTGGAGCACCGTCGAGCAGATTAGGGAAGAGCTTAACCTGGCTTACACCCGCAACGCATCGTCCCGGGCTTTTGACCTCCATAAGCGCGGCCTCTTGGAACGCATGGCTCACCAGACCAAGGCCAAGACCGGGCAATGTCATTGGGCTTACGTCTACCGCCCTGCGAAGCCTTATCGGACCATCAAGGAGGCCAGCGACAACTCGACCAAGGTCCGAGAGGAAAAGGTACCGAAGGGTTTTGTCCGCATCATGGACTACGCCATCGGGGCAAATGTCTCCCATGTCGCCATCCGGGCCCGCATCGAACGCGCAGCGCTTAAGCCGAAGTACTTCAAGACATCCCGCGGCATCTCCGGCCTTCACCTTAACGCGTATTATCGCAAGGCCGACCTCGACCGTCTCCTCCGCAAAGTATCTTGACCTTGGGCACCCCACGCCCACAAACCCCAACCCCTTCTTCCATGACTCCGCCCAACAACACGGCAGCGGAACGCCACCTCCTCGGCGTATTGCTCCGTGACGCCCTTCCCTTCCCGACTGACCTGAAGGCTTCCGACTTTTTCGAGCCGGTCCATCAGGACATCGCCGCCGCCATCCTCGCCCTAGAGGTCGACGGCACGCCCGGGGACGAACTGACCGTCTCCAACAAACTCAGGGAGATGCGCTCTCCCGTCGAGGCCGCCACCGTCTCGCTCCTGGTCAGCGACTCGGGCTCCGGCACCTACCGCCCCGAGCACGTCGAGCTCATCGCCGACGCCGCCATGCTCCGAGCGGCTTCCGACGCGGCATCCAACGCCACCGACCCGGATACCCTCCTAGAGCATTATGCCCGCCTAGCCCAGAAGCGCAAGGCCACCCGCCACGGTCCGCAGCGCATGGACTTCGACGCCCTATTGTCCTTCGAGCGCAAGGAAGACCCGACCACCATCCTCGGAAACCACCGCTGGCTATGCAAAGGCGGCTCGCTTCTGATCGTCGGGCAGTCCGGCACCGGCAAGTCGTCGCTGATGATGCAGGCCGCCGTGCACTGGTGCCTAGGCCGTGACTTCTTCGGCATCAAGCCTGCCAAGCCGCTTCGGGCCATCGTCCTGCAAGCGGAGAATGACGCGGGCGACATTTCCGAGGCCCTACAGGATGTCATCGCCGGGGCCTATATCGATTCCGCCGAACGCTCCCAGCTGCGGGACCACCTCGCCATCTACCGCGACACCGTCTCCACGGGGACGACCTTCACCAAGGCCCTGCGTGACCTCGTCATCTCGCATCAGGCCGACATCGTCTTCGTCGACCCTTTGCTCTCCTTCGCCGGCATCGATGTCTCCGACCAGGAGCAGGCGTCCAAGTTCCTGCGCCATGACCTCGCCCCGATCCTCCTCGAGACAGGCGCCGTCCTCGTGGCCATGCACCACACCGGCAAACCCAAGGCGTCATCCGAAAAGGAAGGCCAGACCACCGCCGACCTGGCCTACGCTGGCCTCGGCTCCTCCGAGTTCACCAACTGGTTCCGCGAGGTCGCCGTGCTCTTCCGCTGCCAAGGCGAGGAACCGATCTATAAGTTCGGCCTGACCAAGCGCCGCGGCCGTGCCGGTCTCAAGGACCACGAAAACCAGTTCAAGGGCGAGATTTACATCCGCCACGCCGCCGAGAAGGGGGTCATCCGCTGGGAATACAGCCAGCCCCCCTCCCAGAGTGCCACCCAGCCAGCCAGCAAGGATAGCGATTCCCGCCCCGCCAAGGGGTCGCCAAGGCGTTTGGACATCAACTGAGGGTCAACACCCGTACCCCCGCCATATGACCCCTGTTTCCCACCCGCTCAACATCCCACTCAACATCCGTCCCTATACTTCGTATAAGGGTTCTTCGGGCTACCCCCTTACGCTTACGCTCGGGGACGCCCTCGAAAGAGAGGCATCAGTGACATGAAAAGGAACCTCACGACCAAGCAGCTCGACTACCTGGCTAAACGGCGCTGGTGGACCAAGGTCCGCAAGGCCGCATGGGCAAGGATGCCGGACAAGATGGAGGCCATCCGTAAGCAGGCCACCGCGGTAGCCAAGACAGTCAAGGATGAGAAGAATGACAGGATCAGGGAAGCCATGCGTGGATGGCCTAAAACAATGGACACAAGCCAACTGAGGGAACACATCCTGAAGGACTTCACCTACAAGGGTAAGGTGTCATCGCTTATCTGGCGTATGCGTCGGCATGGCATGATGGAGTTCAAGACCGACGGCCTGTGGCATAACCTTTGCCACTTGCCCGCTGAGTAACATCCTTTCCAAATGCAAGGGTGACCAAACGGGCCAAGCTCAACGACCTGACCGCACCCGCTGCGGAGGCCAAGTCGTTCGACGCCTGGTTCTTTTCTCAGCCGAAGAAGGAGCAGGAACGTATGCGCGAGAACGGCGTGCTGCCTTACCGCGAGATGGTACCTAGCAAGCACGTCTTCGCCATCGACCCGAACAACCGGGCATGGGCTACCTCTGACGCGCCTGTCGAGCGTACCGAGGTCGACGCGTTCATCAGTCGGGATCATGTCGGCGTCATGCTCCGGGCCTTCATCGATGCGCTCGCCTGCTCCGACTCGTTCCAGTTCAGGCGACACGTCGAGCTGATACGGTGGGCGCTGTCTCTCCCTGGTTGCCTGTCCTCTCGTACCATCGGCGCCATGTATGGACGCTCGCACTTCTGGATGAGATCGCGAGCGCGTGAGATTCAGATGCGCGTTAACTCTGACGCGTGCGGGATGTTCCCTCATGTGAATGCCAAGCGCGACAAGTTCAAGCAGGCACGCCGATGAAAACCGCCCGATATACCCCGGTAAGGAGTCTCCTAGACCCCCACCCACGTCTGGCGTGGCCCGACACCACGGAGGTTTTCTGCATGGTCACTTCGCAAAAACCCCCTGTTTCGCAAAATCCCCATGGCTTTGACCAACGCTGAACTCGGCCTTGCGCTTGGCGTAACCGGCCAACGCATTTCAATCTTACGCAAAGAGGGAATGCCGACCGACTCCATCGAAGCGGCCAAAGCGTGGCGGGAAGCCCGGGCCGGCGTTCAACGCGCACGAGCACCGCAACCCGCACCGGCGCAGCTCGACGACGGGACGCTGGCCGACACCATCCAACAGCACCGTGCCCTGGTCGGTCGGGCCCGCGGAGTCTGGCAGGCGGCCATGGAGCAGGGCGATCCGAACGGCCCCAAGTACCAGACCAGTTATAACCAATCCCTGAAGACGCTCGTTGCGCTCGAAGAGGAACAGGAACGGCGCCTCATCCTGGCCAAGGACTACATCTCGTCGAAGGAAGCAGCCGAAGCCATGCGGGAACTCGCATCGGGCGTGGTCAACCGTCTCGACAAACTCGCCCTCGACGTGGCCGAAGGGTGCAACCCCGAGAACCCGGCCAAGGCCGTGAAGGTGCTCGAGGCTTGGGTGCGCCGCGTGAAGGCCGAACTCTCCGCCGTCGATGAACAAGAGTGACCTGCTCCGCATCGGTCGGGACGTGCTCAAGCCTTCGGACTCGGGCGACATCGTCGACTGGCTGGAGGACAACGTGCACGCCATCCCTGACTCCCCGATGCCCGGGCCGTTCCGATCAGAGCGGACGCCGTGGATTGCGGAGGCGCTGCGGATTGCCGCCGACCCCGAGACCAAACTCCTGACCATCCTCGCCAGCATCCAGTCTGGCAAATCTCTCTTCGCCCGTCTGTTCACCTGCCACATCATCGCCAACGCTCCCGGTCCGACGATGGTGCTCCAGGCTACGGACCCCGAGGCCAAGGACTTCGCCCTGCGTTACCTTCGCCCGGTGTGGGCCAACTGTCCGCCGGTGAAGGACCGCATCTCGCTCGACGACATGGACCGCTCGACGACGACGGACTTCGACCGCATGACGCT